AAAGGAAATAAAATGACAGAAAAATGTCCAAAATGTGGAAAGTTCTGCAAAACCTATGTCGATGAATTTTGGACAAGATACAGAACAGTGTATGAACTTCGTAGTGAATGCTGTATGAAGGTAATAAGAGAAGGAACGCCAAGAGATGAATCTTTCTACACTGCTAAGCCTATATGCCAAAAAGGATATGGGTAGATTAGCATTGAATTATAATAAAGAAATGGCCCTGCTTGTAAAATGGTTAGGGCCATTTTCTTTTTCTTCTTTCTCAACAGATAAAAGGACTGAACTCACGAGATTAGATTATACCTACACTTTTTACGAACTATCAAAGATTTTTCACATAGAAGAAGAAATCCTTATATTAGTCTGGAGATGGAGAAATAAAAATGGATGACATGAAAAGAGAGATTTATTTAGAAATCCTTAAGGAATTGGAAAAATCTAATAAAGATGTATTCATCTGTAATGAACTCCGTTTTGCATTGGTAAATTTATATAAAATAGAACCTTATGATTTTATAGTTAGTAAGTTCTTTCCAGAATTTGCAGAGCTATTTGATGGCTATAACTATGGAACAAAGGATAGATGGAAAGTTAATACAAATAATTCCTGATTTTCCCATCGAAATAAAAAAGCAAAAATCACGTTAATAAATTTTCTTCTTTCCAACAGATAAAGTATAAGGTAAAATCATGTCATTTCTATCTTTTCTAGATGAACATTTTCCTGAAATGTCAGAGGAAGAAAAACAAGTATTAAAAATAGAAGCTTTCAACCTTCCTTTACAAATGTATGAATCCACTCAACTAAAGGACTTTTATGAAGATGTACAAAATTTGCATTAAAGAACCAATCAATCTTGTTGTATATGCTACCATCTTCGTTCCAAATACCACCGAGAAAAAAGCTGAGGAGTTAGCAACTTCTTTGAAAGATCTCATTGAACAAGCATTTGGATATGAAGATTTATATTGGACAATTCAAAAAATGAAAGGAGATACCTGATGCTGGAAGTTACATTTGATCAATTGCTTTCAATGGTAATGGAGAAAGGAGAAATTTCTATCACATTACCATTTGATGAAGCACATAGAGCACGAAAAGGAGTAACACAAGCTAAGTATAGAATGAGTAAAGAAATGGAAAATAATGGTCTCTTACCTGAGACTTCAAAACTTTCATTTCATATCTCTCGGCTAGACAGGGATATGGCTAAATTAGTAATTAAAACAAAATTGCCTAATTCCGTGACTGTCTTAACTCTTGATGAACCTTTGGAAGAGGATATCACATTATGACAATCGATGTTGAACAAGTAAGAAACAGAATTTCTCAATTGAATGAACTAAGTGGTGTTCCTCTTGAGATGGAAATGGACGCACTGAAAGAAACTCTCTTGCAAAATGAGAATATCCTTCTCCTTCTCCTTCCTGAAGACATTGGAGAAATTGTTGCAGCTTTAGAGAAATTAACAGAGGCACTATCTCCGGTTAAAGATGTTAAGAAAAGAGGTAGGCCATCTATTAAAGGAAATCCATTCCTAACAGGAAATTTAGAAGATGAAGACATTTCAACGGTATCATTTTAATAATATCCTTTTCCTACTAAAACATGGGAGAAATGTCAATGAGTACATCAAAGCGATTTGTTCATCTATATTTAACGGAATGGGCAGGAAGGGTTGTACAGAAACTAATAAGACAGCAACAGAAAAGAAACGCAATAGAAGAACATAAAATAGGACTGTCGCGAATAATTTCACTCACATATAATTTTCAAACAAGGGAATATCAACTAATTGTTCAAGTCGAGGAATGGGATGATTCAACTGTTTAGAAAATTACTTTGCCTAGTCTACGGGCATTCATGGGATGAACGTTGGTGTTGGAATGTTAATAGAATGGTATTTCGTAGAGTTTGTGAAGATTGTGGAAAGGAAGAAAGATGGTCATCAGATTATCACACTCCTCATTAGGAACTTTCAATACATGTGAAAGACTTTTCCAACTGAAAAAACTCCTAGATACATCAACGTATGTTGGGGATGTTGGGAATCCAACTTTCATTCTAGGACATGCTTTTGAAACAGGTGTTATTTCTTACCTAAAATATCAAGATAAAGAAAGAGCACAGTTTGAAGCATGGTTACGTTGGTATCATTTGTCACCTGAAGGAGAATATTCCTTTCCAACAGATCAAAAAAGAAGTCCTTATATCCTAACAAAAATTCTTAAAAAAGCTTTTCCACTCCTTGATGATATTCTTTTAGATCATCGCATTGCTTCCTTTCAAGGAAAGCCAGCAATTCAACTTTCCTTTCGTATCGATATCTCAGAGAATTTCTATTATGTAGGATTCATCGATTTCATTCTACATAATATGATAACAAAGAAATATAGTGTATGGGATTGTAAATCTACCGCTTTAACATTACAAGATCTCACTCCCATTTACATTCATTCAAATCAACTCATCTCTTACAGCACTGTTTTAGATGCCATTGTCGGAGAAGAGTTAGCTTCTTACGACATTTCGTACTTTACTGCACAGCTTCAAGATGATCCTAAGTTGAAAATCTATGAGTTTGCAAAAACTCTTAAAGATCGTCTTGATTTTTTCATCTCATTGAAACTTGATGTTCAAAGGATTGAAAACTTACAATCTTTAGGAATTTTTCCAAAGCGTGAGAAAGGATGTTTATCGTATAATAGACCATGTTCTTACCTGCAATTCTGTTCTTTGCATTCTTTAGACAATCTTCAGAAAAGTGAAGAAGTTGATGATACAGAATATCAATTTACTTTTTCACTTGATGACTTGATTGCAAATCATCTTAAAAGGATATAAAAATGGGAATTATCACTGTCACAAAACTAAAATGCGATAAATGTGGTCTTGAAGCAAATTGTGCAGGATTTACACCGAATGAAGCTAAAACAATTATGAGAAAAAGAGGATGGATTTTTCCAGGAAAAGGTGCAATTTGTCCTAACTGTAAAATTTCTCCTGTAATAAGGACAAATAAATCAATTGAAAGAGAAGAATAAAATGACAGAAGAACATGCTCCAGAGTTTATAACAATTGCCTATGAAAGCATACAATCTTATAAAACAGTAGTTAATGATTCTCCTGAACTAGCTATTGTATTCAAACAAAAACAGTTTGATGAAATTGATAAAGCTTTATGTGACATTGTCATGTATATGGAAAACTAACTACCTCAATAGTAGAAAAGATAGAAAGGAAAGAAACATGTTAGATGAATATAGTATTGAAGTTAATCGCGCTTTGGAACTCAAACGTAGAATCAATTATTACATTAGATGCAAGGATGAGTATTTTCAACTTAGGAATGATCTCGTAACAACCATGAATTGGAAAGAATTGCTTGAAGCTGGTCTTTATTATGAAGCAATGAGTAATTATCATATTCATAATAAGACCACCCTCCTGGAAGCAAAAAGGTTTATTGAAAATAAAAAGTAAAAAATCCCCATGTGGTGCAATAGGCAGACACAACGGACTTAAAATCCGTAAAGTATGAGTTCGAATCTCATCATGGGGACCACTTTTTTCTTCTTTTTACTTTTTAGGAAATTATCATGACAATCAGCTTAAAAACTTTGAAAACTACTCAAGATTTCAACAAAATCATTATTCATCGATTGAAAGGTACTGCACGTGGTCTAGGTTATTGGGCAGCTTACGATTATGCAAAGAAACATGAGCCTAGTTTGCTGCATAAATAGAAAAGAAAGGAATATAACTATGGGTGACTGTGCCGACTTTGCACTAGAGCAAGTAATGGATGCAGAATACGACCGTTTTGAATACCGCATGGGTCGTATGTCTGACGCACTTGCATATGATCTTGGTATCATCGACGAGCATGGCGGATATAATCATCCGCCAATGTTTTCAACACTAAGAGCGCCTGTACACAATAAAACGTGCAGATACTGCGGGAAGACAGGCTTACACTGGAAAAACACTGAATTGGGTTGGAGATTGGCTGATCGCGACAATACGATACACTGTTGCGAACAGTATGTACCGAATACAGTAATTTTGGACGAAAAGAAAGAAATCAATGAATAATATTAAAGATATCTTAGAAGAAAGAAATAACACTCATGGATCTTTTACTGTAAATGCAATAATTTCTCAAGAGTTAAAAAGAGTTATAAAAGTATATATCGTTTATAATTCACATCTTACGCCACAGATGCAAGAAGCGCTTGATGTAATTTGTGGAAAAATAGCAAGAATTATTGCAGGTGATCCATTTCATGTTGATCACTGGCGCGATATTGCGGGATATGCTACTCTTGTTCAAAACATGTTGAAAGAAAAGGAAAACGATGGACTTACTGGAGATTAAACAAAAATATGAGAAACTTCCACATGCTCATTCTATCTTGCTCTACGGTAGAGCTTTCTCAGGTAAAACATATGCAGCAGCGCAACTAGCATTGCTGTCAGAAATAACAAAAATCACTTGGTTAGATCTAAATAATGGATTAGATACAATTCTAAACATGGGACTACCAGATGAAGCTCTTAAAAAGATTGAAGTAATCCAATTATCTGATTCAAAACTGACTCCTACCATGATGAAACAACTAATGCAGATGTTTTCATCACGAGATGGATTTGTTGTAAATGGAGTGAAATTCTGTATTCCTAAGATGACTTTTTCAGAACTTCTTATAATTGACTCACTTAGTGATATTGCAAGTGCTGCAATAAATCAAGTGATGAAAGATACTCCACTTGAAGTTTCAAAGTTATCATCTCCAAAATGGGGAGAAGTAAATGGTTTTCTCCTTCCACTCTTTCAAATTATCCAGCATACAAAAAACACATTCATCCTATGTCTAGCACACACACTTGAAAAAGAAAGAGAGGATCCTTTCATTAAAGATAAAACTTATACAGAAATCATCCCACAATGTGGAACTGAACCTTTTTCACGAAAAGTTGGTACATTCTTTGGCACTGTAATTTATATGACAAATGAAGGAGGAAATTTCAAAATGGGATGTGGCAGTAAATATAAGAAGCATGTTATGACAGGATCACGATTAGCTATTGAGATTGAAAAAGAAAAAGAAGGATTACCTGCTCTTATTAAGAGGATTATGAGATAAGATCATGAATATTAAAATCCTTCTAGCTTTTCCTTATGTAAAAGACCCATTTCCTGTAAAAGTTTCAAAAGAGGAATTTGAATTTCTTAAAAAACTGCAAAAACAAGTTAATCACAAGTTTGGAATCATTATTAACGAGGATAAATGTAAATGAATATCTCTGAAGCTTTAGTTGCTCTAGAACTTGGTCATCATGTTATCAACAAAGATGAAAATATCATCCTTCTATCTAAAGCCATGCATAAACCACGAGGTGTATTTCCGATTACATGGAATAAAATCATCTTTGAATTTAATCCTAGAAATAAACATTGCAGAGTATGGGAAGTGACTCAAGAAGATCTTTTCTTTGAACAGTATCTAATTGCTGAAAGGACCAATAAATGCGATAATCTTTAATTTTTTTTCTTTTTTCTTTTTTAAGGAACTACAATGGCTGAAGATTTTGATCTGGAAAGTATGGTTGAAGGTGATGTTGATCTTAATGAATTTGAAGAAGTTGGTGATTTCGTTGATCCACCAAATGGAAGATATCATTTTCAGATCGTAAAAGGGGAAGTTCGTAAATTTGAAAACGATGATGGTCAGGAATTTCAAAACATCTCCATCACGAATAAGATTCTTAAAACAATCGAACTGTCTGATCAAACTGAACCACCTGTTGCAGATGGTTCATTGGTTGTTCATAAATTCAAAGCTTCCAAAGAAGGTATCGGAAAATTCCGAACTTTTCTTAGGAAGGTATTTAACAGTACCACTCCTATTACCGGATCTTTCAAAGATATTTTTGAAGCTTTGGAAGGTGAAGAATGGGAAGGTATTGTATCTCATGGTACGTTCAAAGAGCGTACATTTCTTAAACTTCAATTTTTAAGGAAACCGCAATGAAAAAAGCTCCTGCTAAGCCAGTGATGCCGCCTAAAAAGCGTCCTTGCTAAGCAATAAAGAAGGGGCCGAAGCCCCTTTTCTTTTAACAGGATAATAACATGAAATTATTTATCAACTATGACATAAAAGAAAAGAACTACTTATCTATTTTGCAGTATTATCTAAGAAAAAATGGATTTACTGCATCAGCATCTGCTATGACTTTATCAGCTGGCGAATTAGTTGCTAAAGCAACAGTTGCAAAAGCTGATGGTATCCTACTTATCAATGAAGCATCTTTTAAGAAATGCATAGAAGGATCTTTTTCTTCTTTCAGAGGATCATATCTTGCTTACAGTATTCCCACAATTGTAGGAGGCCCATTACAACATCTTGTAACAGTAAATCATGGACCATTCCTTCTAGAAACTGATCTCAATAAATTTTATGAATTAAAAAAACATCCTCCAGAAAGATTCTCTTATACTTTACTTGATGAGACACATCTTTTTTCTTCAGCATTTCAAGAACTTTCCTCAGCTATTCTTATCTCTTATGATATTGAAACAGTAACATTAACAAAAGAAGGTAAAATAATTTTTGAAAAAGAAACTGATACAGAGGAAGTAGGAGATACTCTTATCACATGTTGCTCTTGGTCATGTCTTCTTCCTTCTTCTGAAATTAAAACTTTTGTTCTTCCCATCATTGATTTTCAAACTCCTCATTGGACATCTGTAGCTTATCAAAAAGTTATCTCTTTCTTTAGAGCAGTAAATGACCTTGACGTACCAAAGGTAATGCATAATGGAATGTACGATGTTACACATTCTATTATATATCGAGCCTTTCCTAAAAATTGGACTTTAGATACAATGGCAATGGCTTGGTCACAATATTCCTCTTTACCAAAGTCATTAGATTTTGTAGCTTCCATTACATTGCCAGATTACAAACAATGGAAACATGAAGCGGAAACATCTAAAAAAGAGCGTAATATTTCTGCATACTGGAGATATAATGCCAAAGATGCTTATACAACATTACGAATCGCACTCCATTATCTGCAATATCTGCCCGCGTATGCTAGACGAACTTATGCGACCCAATTCAAATTGGTATATCCTTTCTTATATTGCGGACTCGAAGGGTTCCGTGTCGATAATAATGAGAGAGAAAGGTTGCGTTCAGACAGAATTGAGAAAATAGAACATGCAAAAACAACTTTGCAAAAGATGGTAAAAAATACCGATTTTAATCCTGGAAGTTGGCAACAAGTTCAGTATTATATTTACAAAGTCTTAAAAGCAAAAGATCCCCATGTAGGATATAGGAAATTAGCTAATGGTAGAAAAGAAAGAATTACAATGGGGACAGATGAAAAAAATCTCTTAGCAGTTTCTAGAGAAAATCCTTTAGCCAATCTTCTCATCAAAGAAATTCTTTCTTATAGAGAGAATGTAAAAGCTGTATCTACATATTTTGATTTCCTACAGAAAAATGGGAGATTACTTTATAGTATCAATCCTTTCGGGACAGATTCCGGTAGAGCTTCTTCATCCGCTTCAGCCTTATGGTGTGGGACACAGATTCAGAATATTCCTATGTATGCAAAAACAATGCTTGTACCTGATCCTGGCTTTATTCTATGTGAGCCAGATAATTCTCAGAGTGAAGCTAGATGTACTGCATATCTTGCAGAAGAACCTAATTTTATTGAAGCACTGGAAACACCTGGAAAAGATTTCTATCGTACTCTTGGAACACTTCTTTTTGAAATTCCTTATGAAGATGTGACCACGGAATTCAGAAATGATGTCTTAAAAAGAATCAATCATGGTGTATCCTACATGATGAAAGAACAGACTTTTATAGAGAATGCAGGAATTGAACGACTCAAATTTGCAGCATCAGTTCTTGGTGTCACTATAGTAGAAACTCCTAAGAATAAAAATGAAGCAACGCTAAAACAGTTTGCAGGAATGCTCTTGGAAAAATATCACCAGCCATTTCCTAAATTAAGAAGATGGTATCAAGCAGTAAAAGATGAGATTGCTTCAACACATCAACTAAAAAGTCCGCTTGGTTGGACTAGATATTTCTTTGGAGATATTAACAAAAATTATCAAATCTTCTCAAGTGCTGTAGCTCATGGACCACAGAATCTTTCTGTAAATATTCTTAATATCGGAGTGTGGAAAAATTACCTTTTAATGAAGGAGAATCCAAAAGATTTTAGAATAAAAGCACAAATTCATGATAGTATGCCATTTCAGTACCGAAAAGGTAGAGAGGATTTAAGAAATACCGCAATTGCAAATTTTGAAAATCCCATTATTGTAAATGGTAGAACTTTAAGAATTCCGGTGGATTTTAAGGAAGGATTAACATGGGGTACAATGAAAAAAGGTGGATAGATAATATGATTCTTATTCCTAAAAACAGGTATCCAGAGTTCATGTCATTTCTGCATAGCAGAAATATAGAAGTTGATTATGATGCTGAAAAGCATGAAATACATATTGTAGGATATGGAAATATTTGTATCCGTAATAGTGGATATCTAGCTGATGAAGATTGTAGGCCAGTTATTTTTGAATTCTTTTCTTTGAATGGATAAGTCATGCCAATGATGTTTTTGCTTAAAGAAGATTTGGACGAGTTCAAAACCTTTCTTAAACAACATGGTTATCCTTATAGAGCCGGAAAAGGTGATACTCAGGTAATACAAGTATGGTATGGAGGAGAGTATGTTCCCGTTTATAAAAATAATAAATTCCCAGATCATTATACAGTGGCACAAAAACTTTCCTACATAATGGAGAAATATTATGGAGGAAAAAGATCTTTTCCTAAGGTATCTTGATTATGTAGCAGACTCTGAGTCACCTGTAGTTTATCACAGATGGACATTTCTATCTATTATTGGAGCATTACTTGGAAGACAGCTATATATCCCTTTCGGACATTCCGTAATATATCCTAATCAATATATTATTCTAATGGGCTCACCAGGGGCAAGAAAAGGATCAGCTATTTCAGTAGGACAAAAATTACTGAAGGAAACTGGTTATAATAAATTTGCTCCTGATACAGCCTCTAAGGAAATGTTTATTGCTGGAATGGGTAGAACTCCACAGGATGAAGAAAATCTTGATATTGAAGAATTATGTATCGATGATCCAACAGAAACTTTTGTTATTGCAGATGAGATGAATGATTTTTTAGGACAAAATGATTTAGCTTTTTGTACAAAATTAACAAAATTATGGGATAATAAAGAAGATTATATACATCCTAAACTTCATGGAAAAAGTGTATATGTTTATAAACCAACTGTTAGTATTTTGGGCGGGAATACACAGCAAAATCTATCCCTTGCAATTCCCTCTGAAGCTATCGGAAATGGTTTTTGTAGTAGGATTCTCTTTATTCATAGCGAGCCTTCTGGACGACTTATAACCTTTCCTAAAGGACCCCCACAAGAAGCAGTTGATTTTATGATAGAACGCTTCAAAAATATAAAAAATAACATGAAAGGAGCACTTAACTTTTCAGATGATGGAAAAATTGTCATTGATAAAATCTATAAATCCTTTATTCCAATAGATGATAACAGATTTCATCATTATAGCACACGAAGATTTACACATTTTCTTAAAATCTGCACAATCTTATCAGCTGCTTCTCTTTCTATGACAGTAACAAAAGAAATTGCTATTAGAGCTAATACAATTTTACATCAAGCAGAAAAAAATATGCCAAAAGCATTAGGAGAATTTGGAAAAGCTAAAAATAGTGGAGTAGTTGCAACAATTTTATCTTACCTCATCTCTAATCCAGGACCTAAAGATATGAAGGAAATTTGGAAAGTTGTTGCTAGAGATTTAACAAAGTACTCAGATTTAACTGACATCATGTCAGGACTTATCAGAGCAGAAAAAGTGCAAATTCTTAGAATAGGAAAAAAGTCTGGATATGTACCATTGCATGTAGAAACAAGAGAGTGGGATCCAGAATTAGTTAATCTTGAATATCTTACTTTGGAGGAACAATAATGCCTATTTATGATTTCTTAACAGGAATTACTATCGGTTTGATATTAGCCAATATAATTATTTTTTTTACTATAAGGAAATCAAAAGATGATTCCATCTAAAACAGAATATAAAAGACCTGATCATCCTGATTTCATGGATTTTCATGAACTTAAAAAAATTAAATTCTCAGGAATTAGGAAAAATGACTTATCAGGTTATCTTGAAATTTGGGTAACAGGAGAACCTAAAGGATATGTAAAACAGACTGCTTCTATTGAAGAAGTTGAAAAAATGATTGCCGAAGTATTCTTACTTGAAAACGTTAAAATTAAAAGGACGAATGATGCTATTATCACATGATGAGATTATTGAACTTATTAGAAATGGTGTTATTGAAAATGCGGAAGAAGACTGCGTTAATTCATCTTCTTTAGATATTCATCTTGGCGCTGAAATTTTAGTTGAAGTTATGCCATTTGTAGCGGATCTTTCTTTAGCACACAGGGAATCTTTAACTACTGTTTCAGTTGATATTGGACGTTATTTCAAACTTACTCCAGGACAATTCATTCTTGCACATTCTAGAGAAATTTTTCATCTTCCTAATAATATTAGTGCTGAATATAAACTTAAAAGTAGTATGGCAAGAATTGGCCTTGAGCATCTAAATGCAGGATGGTGTGATGCAGGATGGAATGGTAGTGTGCTTACATTAGAATTAAAAAATATGACTCAATTTCATAATATCTGTTTAGAAAAAGATGTAAAAATTGGACAAATTGTTTTCTTCAAACATACACCTGTTCCCCAAGATAAATCTTATTCTATAAGAGGAAGATATAATGGAGATAAATCAGTCTCAGGTGCAAAGTCTTAGTTTATACGGTCAGTTACTTGCAATTTCTGCAACTCTTAAACCATTATCTCCACACGAGATGAGACGTCGTGAAATTCTAATGCTTTTTATTGAGAATAAATTTCTTTCAAACGCTGATCTCGGTATATTACTTAATATGGGGAGAGATAGTGCTGCACAATGGACAAGAGAATTAAAAGATCTTAGATATATTAGTATTTCTCATAAAAGTAATCATGTAATTTTCTATATAATAACTGAACGAGGAAGGAATTTAATAGCATGATTATGACTGATATTGAAACGACTGGCATAAAACCTGGATGCAAAATTGTATCAATTGGAGCAACATCTTTTTATAAAACAATTGACAAAACATTTTATGTGAAATGCTTACTAGCAACTCAGCCTTTTGAGAATGAGACTAGTACAATGGAATGGTGGAATTCTCAAGGTAAAGAACGGAGAGATAATGAATTTTCAGGAACAGTTCCTATCATTGAAGCTATCGGACAATACCTAGATTTTGTAGCACAAGATCCTTATAAAATTTTTTGGTCAAAAGGTTCATTTGATTATCCAATTATTGAACATATTCTTTCTTACTATGGATTCAAGATTCCATGGAAATATTGGAAATGTTATGATTATAGAACAGTTGCCTGGTTACGTCCTGATATATTATCTCTTAAGAAAAATACACATTCTGCATTAGATGACGCTATCAATCAAACTTATCATTTAATTGATCTTCTTGAAAATATTCGTATATTTAAGAAAGGATAATAATGTCTGAAGAAAGCAATTTTTATTATTATATCGATGCAGTAAAAAATTTAAGAGAACAATTATCTAGAGCTTTTACTATCATTATTTATTATAAAAATCGAGTAGATATTCTAAAAAAAGAAAAGAAATTTCTTGAAGATCAATTAAATTATGTAGAAAAGGAATTAAAAATATGGACTGAAGAATATTTTAAGAAACGTGCAGATTTATACAATAAAAAATAAACATAAAAAAAGGGGCTACTTCGCAGGAAGTAGCCCCTTTTTGTTTTTCTACTTACCAAGTATCATTCAATGCAGCCATAAATGGACTATCTGGTTTCAAATGATTCCTAAGAGTCATACCAATAGGTACAGATGTTTGTGCAATTGCAGTATTTACAATACTATTCCAACCAGCTTGTGATCCAGTTCTCATATACTCGGCACCAAGATCAGATACAGTTTCAGCATCTAATGTTCCAGATCGAAGATACGTTCTTAATCTCTTAGTATATTCTTGTCTTTTATCTCTATCAACAGCTCCATACATAGAATTAAGATGCCACATATCTCGAACTTTGGCATCTTCTAATGGTCTTGCGCCTAAAATTCTAGTAGCTACACCATTGAATGTCCAGATTTCATTAGGTGTTTGAAGTACTTGACCTGATTGTGTGATACTATAACCACTTAAAACTTCAGACATTCTAGCAATAGGACGAGATAAATTTTGTAAAGCAAGAGCTTCTAAAAGTCCTTGACCACCACCGTTTGGAATTGATAAAGCTACTTTTTTCAAAGTATCAATAGCATTTATAGTTAAACCAATAGCAGGGATAGCATCAATACCACTATTTAACGTTGGAATGCGCGGTTGAATATCACCACGACTTGTAATAGCAGGTCCAAAAGAAGATGGAAGACCATAAATAATAAAGTCAGCTAATTTATCTGGAAACGCTCGATAAGTTCCTGTTACTAAATCGTAATTTTGATCTGAGAAATGTTCTCCAATCATATTAGAAACTATATTAAAACCTGGAAGACTCTTAGCACCGAAAATAGTACTCTGTGCTAACATCATCTTAGCTAATGCTTTGAATTCTCCTTTCTCAATATGACCATACATTGCTTGAGCAAGAGTTACCATATATGTTTGAAATAATCCCATCGCCATCCCAAGAGTACCTTGGAACATAGTAGGTCTTTGAGCTGCTGTATAATTACCAATTACTTGATCTGTAAATTGACGAGCATACATCATTGCTCCAGAATCTGTAATTCCTGGATAATATTTCTTAGCTACATATAAACCTGTTGAAAATGCATATTTTCTAACTTGTTTTTCAGAAAAGTCTGTAGCACTTGAAAGTGTTGTTACAATTTTACTCTCAATCGCTTTCTTAATAGCAGAAATATTACCACCTCTAACATCTCTTAAAGCTTTGAAAAGTTCATCAGCTTCATTAAAATCTAGAGAAATATATCCTTTATTAACAGCATAATCTAAAAGTCTTTTACCTTCTTGACTGTGTGCAAATCTAAAACCATTATACATATTTCTAGTAGGTTCTAAGATATCAGTAGCTCTAGCAAATCCTGCATATTCTTGAGGCATTTTTGCTGAAAGTTTAGATGTCATTAAAATCGGTAATGAGATAGCATTAACATATGCTTGAGTAAATTCACCAAAACGTAGAAGTGTAGTAGCAGCAAGAGTATTAGCTAATGCAGTAACTTGAGGAGTAAGAGCTGCAGTTCGTACAATTCTATTAGAATGCACCATTCCTTTAGCTTCAGCTTCAGTAAAACCCTCAAAAACATTAGGAATCTTACCAGCCTGAATAGCATCAACTAAAACTTTATATTCTTCATCACTTTTAGCAAATCGTCCTTTTCCAAAAATAGGAGAAACAATATCTTGAATAGTTGTTAAAAGTTTTTCTGATAAGAATTCAAAAGTATCATTAGTACCTTTCCATAGAGGAGTCTCATTTAGATTATTATTTCCAAGAATAGTATTTCTGAGAGTTAAACCAATATCTTTTGGCTTCTTCTCAAACATCTTAAAGCGCGTAAGAGGTTGATTTCTAACAGTGTGAGTAGAGATATCACTAATTCCTTGAAGTGTATTCATTATATCTGAGAGCATTAACTCACCAGCGTATTTTACATTTCTATTAAGAAGACTTGTATAAGCTTGTACAATATCTGTAATTTGTTCAGCCGATGTAGAAATAATAGCACTAGAACTAGATCCACCATGTAATTGAGCAGTATCAACTGGAGTAATTGTTAAAGGATCATCTCTACCACGAAGAATATTATAAAATTTCTGCTCATCTCCATGTGTTAAAACTTCATGAGTAGGATTAACTCTTTTATAAGCAGTAAGAAGATTTTGTAAATCCTCACTAGTTTTTCCGAGAATAACTTTTACTTCCTGCGTAACAGGATCAATACTATAAGCAATATGTTTATTCATAGGATTATAAGCGGGAATCCAAAATCCTCTATCTTTTAATGCAGGTAATCCTAAAATAGATCTTCTAGTTTTTTCCTGAGAATAAAAATCTCTACCTAATTTTTGATAAGCATCAAATAATTTTTTAACTTCTTCGTTTTGAATTTCAAAAACATTTCCTTTATATTCAGCAGGAATCCAATTTTTAACTGTTACTTCTTTTCCATTTACTATCACTTGTTTAGTTGGTGCTTCTTTATCAATATAATAAAAAATACCATTGTCGTAAGCAACTTCACCTTTGATACTATTATAAACACTAAGAGCAGTATTATGCTCAGTTCTTAAAACAGGATTTCTCGCAACAGTAAAAACATCATCTCCTAAAACACCCATCATTTTTTTAACTGCTTCAGTATGTAAATGAGTAAAAGTTTTTCCTAATTGTGTAACAGCTGGATTGATATCACCTAAATCTCTAAGAGCAAAATCACTGCTTCCAAAAAACTTAGTACCTAAAGAAGCATTAGTAATTTTATCTAAACCTTTTCTAAGAATATCTTTCAAAAGCGTGAAATCATCACTTCCAAAGTAAGAAACAAGATCTTTTAAGAGAGTAGAAGCACTTTGTTTGAAAAAAGTTAATTTAGTTAAATCATCAATATTATTAAGAGAAGTCACATTTTGCACAGCTCTCATTTGTGCTACATTAATCATTGGTTTAGTAGTAGCAATCCCAAATGCCCTATTTGCAGGATCTAAAATAGAATCAACTTCAGCAGGATTCCCAAACTTCATGCCTTGTGAAATAACATGATTAGGATCACTTCTTAATGCGATGACATCTTGAAGATTAAGATTTGTATGAGAAGCAACAACTTCTGGTTGAATACCCTTGGATAAGTATTTAAGTGCAAGTGTTTTCTGAGTTTCTGTTGTTAAATTTTTCAATTGCGTATAGTCAATACCCTCAGAAGAAATTACTTGAGTGTGATTTTTAATAATATCAACTAATTTATCAGTTGATAATTTAATAGGAACTTTAGTAGTAGTTACAGAAGCAGAAATTTCACCTGTTGGTAAAGTTGTAATTACTGGATGGGTAGCAGAATCTACAATAAATTCCAATTCCCCACCACGTGTAGATCCTGCATATGAACCTACATGACCAATGATATCATCTACGTTAATACGATATAAATTAGGAGTACCAAAAACTTTAGCAATATCAATAGAAGGAGTAAAAGATTCACCACCTCTTGAACCTTTTAATGGATTTTTAGAACCTCTCCATAAATATACATAACCTTCACTATCAGCTTGTGTTCTTAAATAAGCTCTAAGTTGTTGAGATGCTTTACTATTATATAATTCTTCTACTAAAGATCCTAAATAAACTGCTACATCTTCTCCAACTGTTGTAGATACTGGCCAGCCATTTCGCATAACTGTAATATATTGTTGTAAAGCTTCTTCATGAGATAAACCTTGAGCTCTAAATGCTTTATACTCTTTATTACCAAAAACTAAAGCTTCTTCCTCAGTAAATAATCTTTGAGGAGACTTAGCCCCACGTCTCCAAATACCTAAACCTCGATCTACTAAATGCATTCCACCAAATGGTAAAGTATCATTTAGATGAGTAGTTCCAGAAAAAGCATGAGCTAATGTTAAAGCATCATTAGATAATCCATTCTGCGGAAGCATTAAATCATAAGAATGAGTATTTCTGCGTAAGTCATCTAAAATATTGTTAATAATATTAGGATTAACTTTTGGGAGAACTGTTGTACCTACTGTGGTTGTAGTTGTAGCAGTACGTTGTACAGTATTAGTAATAGTTGTAACTTTTTCTAATTCTTTCTTAAGAGCCTCTTGAACCATTAAAACATTAACATCTCCCCATTTAGGAACAGAAGCTGTAACAACTGCTTTGAACTTATCTAATTCAAAAATACTCTTAGGATCCGCTAGTTCTCTCTCAATTCTTCTTAAAAGACCATTCATTTGGGCAATATCATTTTTGCCAATTGCTACATTATATAACTCAGATGTTGGTAATTTATCATAATACATTAAAGCTTGAAGAAACCGTAATTCCTGATGAGGAGTTGATAAAGAATCATGCATAAAAGCATAACCCTCATCTGGAATTTTATGCCAATTTGATGGAATTCCTTTTAATAAATCATTAGCAGAAACTCCTAGATCAGCAGCTTTTCCATACATAACAAGATCATTTATAGTCATGAAATTCCCTGTCTGAGGATCATACATTAAGGAGATTGGTTTCATTCCTCCTTTTTTTGTATAATCTGCTAATGGAATTTCAGGAATTGTAAAACTAGTTGATCCAAAATAATTAGCTGGTTTAGTACCATTTACAATTGGGACATATTCTTCAATCTTTGGAAAAAAGATTTTTTCTCCACCAGTAAAAGAGTCATTATTAAGAATTTGATCTAAAAGATTTTGTTTATAAGCAGGTAATTTATCTTCTCCAATTACCTTTTTCATACCAGCTGACATCATACTATCTAGAATATTAAATTGATCCGCTTCTAAACGTTTAATATAATATTCTAAAGCAGCTTTAGTATGAATAGTTAAATCAGGTTTTGTATTTAATGCATTTTTCCAATTGGTAATTGTATCAGCTTCCCATTTTAATTTTTGAATAGAATTAAATGTTTCTTCTAATGGACCTGCAAAACCTTTAACAACTTCTTCTTGAGTAGCTCCCTCAACTGCCATTTTAATATCTTTAACTTTTCTTCCAGCACTAATTAAATTACCTACTCCCATTAAACCAGTACCTAAAGCTAAACTTTTTCCAGCACTTTTCCAAGGATTTTTAATATAATCTTCCATATAAGGATGAGCATTCATAGTAGCTACAAATGCTAATTCCATCGCAGATGCATCAACTAACGCATTACCTACTGCCGCTACTCTATTTTGAAAAATAAGATTTTTTGCTACTGTGCTTGCTTGAGCTGATCCTTCCCAAGCACTTTTAATATTTGCAAGTCTTTCAGCTTCTCCAGCTTTTGAAAACCAGTTAGCACCTTTCATCCCACTTCTAAGATAATTCATTCCTTTCAAAGCAATACCTTGAGGAATAAATATACCTCCAAGAAATGACATAGTTTTTACAGCATCTCTATCTTGATTATAGATAGAAGCTAGATTTTCATTGATTCCCGCTAAGAAATCATATGTATCAACTTCATATCGTTCAGGAACAAGACTATTCCACATAGTTGTTCCCATATCAACAAGAGCTGCAGCAGGCGCACCTAAGATATGCTCTACTACAGAAGTCTCATTATTTAATTTAAGAGACATAACATCGGAATAATCTTGTTCCATATTTTATTGATATCCTTCGTTTATCTAAAATAACCTGAATAATTACGGAAAGTATTAGTTTCAAAAAGCGAATCAGCTGCAACTAAAGCATCAAATTTCCTTGCTGCTAATGCTTCATCGTCTTGAATTGCGTAAATTCCCTTATTTGCTTGAGCAATATTTTGTAAATAAATTTTCTTAACAGCAGCCGCTTTTTCTGTTCTCTGTTCTATAGAACCAGTTCTAAGATATGCAGTAAGGAAATCTTGTAAAGAAATTGGTTGATCACCTTTACCTAATAAATCAGCTGTGTCAGGAAGATTTTGTAATCCCACTTTCCACGAACGTACATCTTTATATAAAAGATCTTGACGTTTTCTAGCAATGACTCCAATAGCTGCTCCGACATGTGTTGCAAATTGTTGTGCTCTAGTTTCTTTATCCTTGGGAGGATTTACTGCTTGCATTTTAAGACTTGCAACTTCTGCTCTTTCTGCATCTGTTCTAGCAAATTTCTCTAACTCTTTCGCTAATCGCAAAGGATCAGCTACTAATGCTCGCATATTTTCAACATCTTGAGATGCTTCTCTTTCAGATAAACCTGCAGCCATCTGTTTTTTAAGAATATAATTTTTAGCTCCAGGGATTCCTTGAATAGCCATAACTAAATAACTACCTTCGGTATTTCCAGGATTAAGAAGCATTCTACTTTCTGCGGGATTAGCTTTATAAGAAGCAAAAGCTTTTTTCTGCAATTCCTCATTAGGCAGATCACCAAACATTGTACGAAGATAATCATAATTTTGAGGAGTGAGATTATCCGTTAAGGCAGCAATTTTTTCGTCTTCAACTACTTGTTTTCTTCTATCATACTCAGTACTCTGAAGATCCATTGATTCTTGTTTCTTCATTAAAAATTCTTGATTCTTTAAGAAAGAAGTAGTAATTTGTGCAGTTTTTGCAAATTGGGGATCCATCATTGCAATGTTCTGAGTTCGTTTTTCAGCAATGGATTCAAATTGTGCTAATTGCTGCCTTAATGCCATTGTTTCATTACTATCATATGGATGTTTGAAATAATCTTTATGATTACGATCTACCTGTTCAGATTGCAATAATTGTTGTTTAAGTTGTTGAATTCCTAATTGTTGATCTGCAATACTGCGAAACTTCATAAGTTCTTTAGTTTGATATTCTGTAACCTCTCCTTGAAATTCTGTAAGCATTGCTTGTTTCTTAAGTGGATCTTTTTCTTGATCAATAGCTGCCATTCTATCGGCAAGATTAAAATCTTTATTTATTTGTTCTTTAGAAGAAGAAGGAGAAGAAGGAGAAGGACCAACTCCTACTAAATTAAGTTGGCCATTCTTATCTACTGATGCGGTAAATTCTGGATATTCTTTATTAACTCTAGCAATAGTAGCAGCATCCTTTTTTAATGGCATCTCTTTAGTATGATCTCTAATATTTTTACTAGCATAATCTCTAATATCCATTTTACCAGAAGGTTTTTCTGGCGATAAAAGCATTGCATCTAGATCTTCTTGACTACTGATAGCAAATTTTCCATTAGGATTTACAGTACTAAGTAATTGTAATACATTAGGTTCATTAGGATCTAAAGGCAAATTTCTAGTCAGCAAAGCATCTTCTTCTGGAGTATTAAAATTAGGTAAATTTCTATATCCTGAAGATTGATTAAGCATATCTTCAAAATTAAATCCTGATGAATAATCCATCTTACCATTCTCCTAAAGTATCATTGCTTTGAGTATAATCGTAGATACTTTGTCCAGACGTGGAATAACTAGATCCTCTAAGATCCCCAGCATAACCATATTGTGCTGCCAAATCGAGAAGAGTATTACCAGTAGCACGAGATGAACCACTAACGATAGTAAACGGACTAGCATTATTAGTATCTCCAACTGATCTATTGATACTATATTCACCTTGTGTTTTATTAGAAGTAGAAGAAGTAGAACCACTCTTAGAAGAAGTACTGACTCCACCTTTTAGAATTTGTAAAGCGTTAATTAAACCACCTAAGGTTTGAGTATCTTGTGTATCAGCGTTATTTTTCTGTAAAAGTGCGGCTAAATTTGCTAGAATATTACCATACTGAATAGCTTGATTTGCTCCTAATGCACTAGCTGAAAGAGCAGAATCAGTTGCCAGTTTTTGAGATAACAATGCCTGCATTGAAGATGCTGAGGTTCCAGCACTCTCAATACTTCTAGCAATTGCAGGTGTTCCTTTTTCTAAAGCATTTTGAACATTAAGTGCCATTAGTCCTTTAGCATCTTCCATAGCATTTGTTTTACTATAAGGAGACATTAAATTTTGAATAAGAGCAGTTAAAGCTTGTTGTCCAGATTGTTTTTGTGCTGCTTGAGTTTTATAAGAACTTGTTAAAGTTGAAATTAAATTTCGTAAAGTATCTAAATCCTTATTTTCAAAAAGAGAAGTTGCTCCAAACTCATTACTTTGTCCTGCTGCTGTACCACTTGTAGTAATAGGACTTATAGTCTGAGTAATATTATCTTTACTACCATCACTTTGCGACCATCCAGCCATTTTATCATCTCCATCCAGCATTGTTGCCAGTTACGTACATTGAACGAATATCGAAAATTCCTTTAATGGATACTGTATACCATCTTCCAGCATAACTAGGATATACTCTACAATATCCTTCACCTGAAAAACTCTCACTTTGAAGTAAAGAAGCTTGAAGATTTCTTCCATCAATTGAACATTCTACATCAATACTTCCAGTAAATGGTTCTTTAAAATTAAGACAAATTTCTTCAATATTTGAAAATCCTTGTCTATTAAAACCGAATTTTCCATATCTAATAAAACTTGTAGCACAGTTAGTACCAAAAAGTTTTACTTTACCATCCGTTGTGATAATACCTGCATCCATTCCCACGTTTGTGAATGACACAGTCTTTTCAACGGTACTGTTAACAGGAGTATAATCCAATAATGTATAAAAAGAATTTTTTTGTTTACCCCATTTTTGTAGATGTGTATCATATACAAGTGATCCTACCATAGTTGGATAAGCGGGTCCAGCTGAACCATTTTGTAACAGAAAAGTAGCTCCAGGATATGTATAAGATGCATAAGGAGGTAACGTAGATACTGATGGAGGAACTGTTAATGGAATTGTTTGAGCACCTGTAGCATACGGAAATCTAGTATTTGGATTATAAGTTAAATAGTTACACCAATCTAAACAATCCTGATCAGCAGTTGCTGTAGAAACTACTGCGGGAGAAATTGCTGTATCAACAGTTCTTAATGATTTATAAGAAGTTTCATGAATACCATAACCAAAAACTACTCCTAGATATATTGCCCATCCAATAAGTTCTTCTGTATTAACTTGATATATTCCATAATATGCAAGAGTACTATTAGTAAGAGAGATAATTTCAACTCGTATAAGAGGACAATTTGAAACTAAACCATAACCAAAAGGATCAGCAAAATCTAATATTAGCGGAAAAGTGAAAATAGTATTATAATAATTATTTTCAAAATAAGTTTTCAAAATAGGTAATAAAGTAGCTTCATCAATCACATGACTTGGCGAATAGAAATCACTAATCATGAAAGGAATATTAGCATCCCTAGTATGTATTGTATCAATCCAGGGTTCGTAATTATTTGTACCTATTGGATTAGTATGACCAGGAAAACTTGGCGTGTACAAACCGATACCAGACGGACTAATTTTTAATCCATCTAAAAAACGTCCTGCAAGATAGTATTGTCGCGTATACGTTCTAGCATTATTACTATGTTGAACTTCTTTTCCAGCATTAAAAGTTTTTGTATATTCCCAACCTGCATTATATGATCCAACTCCTGTAAAGGTTTCAACTGGATCAGGACCAGATACTGGAAACTCCCCAATTTTAGTATAAGTACCAGTAATATCAGCCGGAGTTGCTGCTATTGCATTTATTAAAGAATGATATAAATTAGAACCATATCTAGCAGTGGTAGAAGAAGGCGATACTCCATTTATCATAATAGAAAGATTATTAGCTAAATTTGTATATTCATACCATTCAAGATTTTGTCTATTCTTAAATCTTGTTAAAGCGGTATCAGTTAATCCTTTTGAACCATTAGTCCAACCTAATTGCTTAAATACTGGACTATCATCTAATGAATGCGGAGATACAAATGTAGGATTAACACTATCTCTAATAGCAATTAAATCATTCATTGACATTAAAGGAGTTGTATTACCTACATAAGGATGATCATCATCTACAGTAGAAGGATCATCTAATTCAAAAGGATTCATACTAGAGGGAATTCTACTAGATACCATTACAGAACCTGTAGCAGTCCATTGAGTATAAAGTCCTTCATCGGATTTTTGATAAGTAATATCATCAAAAATATCATCTAAAAGATTTTTACCATTAACAGTTGTTGGTAATGTAGTTGAAACACTAGCACCATTTTGAAGAAATCTAATAGTGTAAGAAGATACTGTTTGAAGATTATAAGTTACTTTACCATAAATAAAAGAAGGATCAGGAGTAGAAAGAAATAAGTATCTACCATTTATAAGATTTAGAAAAACAGGATCACGACTTTCTTTTAAGAAATCAAATACAGAAGGAAAAATGTTTTCTACTTGAAGATTTCCTGAAACTCTTTTAATTCCACTATTAGTATAAACATAATGTTCAATATCAGTTGATCCACTACATACCTGTCTTGGATCCCAAATTCCCGCACTCTCAGCTAAATTTCTAGCTCTAAAAAGAATTGATCCCCCTGTATCAAACTCAGCACCCACAATGTTTTTTGTACTATAAATAATGAATCCATCACCAAAACTTCTTACTGTGATAATCTTTCCAAGAATATCATTAAAAATAACATTAGCAGCTAATGTTGAAATAGATGGAGTAAAATCAGTAAAATCAAATAACGATGACCAGGAAATACTATTTGCTGAATCCCACATTCCTAAACGACCATTAGCTCTAAATATTCCCATCTGTCCAGCCATTGTTAGAAAAGATGGTGTAATACTGGTTAATCCAGGAGAAGCAATTGTTCCAGTGTAAGGAACTTTAGCAATTGACGCAGCTCCTTGTCGATATAGATATAGGTTATTTTCAATTACACAAAAAGACCATAGATCAGTAGATGTACCAGCTGTATATAATCTAGTCCAAGCTGAACTGGCTGTTTGAGGATCTGTAAAATACGCTCCTGTTTCAGCCAAAGCAATTAAATGACTTTTAAGAGAAGAAGTTTGAAAAAGTAAGAGATATTGAACTTTCTCAGAAAATGCAGTAATATTTAATTTAGAGGTAGTATCAAAATAACTTTTATATCCATACATTGTAGGAAGAAAATTATAACCTTCAAATGGAACAATTTGAAGAAGTCTCTCTGGCGCATCTTCTTGTCCAGTAAATCCCATATTTTCATAAAACGATTCTGGATCTACTGGAATATAAGAACGAGAAAGATCAATAACATGAGCTTGTTGCATATTATCTTCCTTCGTATTGAGGTTTAAGGCCAAGACCGGCCCATGTTTCAAGAATACTTACAGATAAAATACCAGTTGAACCAGTACCAACTGTTACTGCGGAAACAGACATTGTTGTTGGAGACAGTGTAATAATAGTTTCTTTAGGAACAAAAAATCCTTGAGATAGCCAAGCATTCTGATAAGCCGCAGTTGCTCCAAATCTTACTACACAATCAACGGTAGAATAAAGTGCTACTGTTTTATACGAACCAGTAAAAGTAAGAAGACTAGAAGGTGTGTTAGAAATATCAATAATATATAATCCAGCTGGACGTACTGTATCCAGTTGAATAAATTTTCCATCTGCTGTAGATATTGGATATCTATCAATTGGATCAGCCATTCTTTCATTCCTTAAGTAATAAGTTCACAATCAAGAGTTACTTCATGTACTCCATTATCGGAACTACTATCAACTTTTATAATTAGTGAATCTTTCGTAGTTCCAGTGGTAGTAATAGTTGGAGTAGTTGTAACAGTTGGAACATCTCTCATGTCAATCAGATGACTTTCATAACTATCACGAAGATATAGATCAGATACTCGTTTATATCTACAACACTCATGTTGTACTACAGCCATGCTTTTCGTGTCAATATCTCTGGCTGTTGCTCCTTCTACCATGTAAATGCCTTTAATATCTACATATGGATTTACATCGAACTCATCTGCATCCCATTGCACACCAATTTTAATTAAAAGCTGAGTTACTGTTGCACCTACTGACCAAGTTTCTGAAAATACTTGATAGGAATCTGTTATAGAGCCAGCAAGTTCTGATCCCCAGTAATCTACCCCATTTGTCCAGCCTACATCAAAATAGGTAAATAACGTTTCATTAGTACCTTCTCCCATACCGATACCAAGTTTACAAATGTTAAGAGTAGTATTTCCTGTACCTTTCTTT